ACAGGTGCATACACAGCTGTAAATGGTGACCAAGTTATAGTAGATACAAGTGCAGCTGCAGTAACAGTCACACTACCTGCGAGTCCGGCTGTTGGCAACGAGGTGCACTTTTTAGATGGTAAACTTAGTTTTAACTCTAACAATTTGACTATCGCCAGAAACAGTCAACCAATACAAGGTGTAGCTAGTGACTTAACTGTCAACACGAACGGACAGAGCTTTACGCTTGTGTACGCAAATTCAACAAAAGGTTGGGTCAAGAAGCATTTTGCTGGAACGTAAGAGGTTTATATGGCTCTTATTGACTTTAAGATTTTACCAGGGATAGACAAACAGAATACAACCAAGGGTGCAGAGAACCGTTGGATTGATAGTGACAACGTGCGTTTTAGATACGGCTTACCAGAAAAAGTTGGTGGTTGGTCATCTCTCGTTGATAAAAGCATTGTTGGCGTAGTTAGAAGCCAACACCCATTTATTGATAACTCAGGCAACAGATATGTTGCATTAGGCACAGATAAGTTTTTACTATTATACTTTGAAGGACAGTTGTTTGACATATCACCATTTGATTCAGCAAGACAACAAACCAGTTGCACACTTGCAACAACAAACACCTCTACTTCTGTCACGATAACAACAGGATCAAATCATGGTCTTGAGGTTGGTGACATAATTCTACTTGACTCAGTAACCCTGCCTAGTGGAACGGGGCTTAGCGCATCAAACTTTGAAGATGCAAAGTTTATGGTTAACACAGTTCCTAGTCCTAAAACATTTACAATTACATCAAGCGCTGCTGCAAGTGCAAGCATATCAACTGGTGGTTCTATGACTGTGGAATTTTACACAAAAGTTGGACCACAGATACAAACATATGGATACGGTTGGGGTGTTGGACAATGGGGTGGAACTGTTGCTGGAGCTACAACATCCACAATAAATGAGGGTGGTGCATTTAGTGATAGTGATACAACTCTAACTCTTACAAGTGCAGCTGCTTTTCCAAGCTCAGGCACAATACAAATCGGTAGTGAGTTGATTACATACTCTGGTAAGTCTAGTAACGACTTGACAGGACTATCTAGGGGCGCAAATGGCACCACTGCTGCGGAGCATTCTAATGGTGCAACAGTTACAAACGCATCAGACTTTAGTGGTTGGGGCGTTGCAGTGCCTGCAGATCAAACAACACTAGAACCAGGACTTTGGTCACTAGATAATTTTGGTGAAGTGCTGATAGCAACGATTGGAAACGGTGAAACTTTTACATGGAACGCCGCAGCGACAGACAGATTGACTGTCAGAGCGTCAAAAAGCACAAGTGGTTTTGCAACCACCAATAATCCTACAGCATCAAGATTAACTTTAGTATCACCCACTGCTCGTCACTTACTACACTTTGGAACAGAGACAACAATAGGCACGGCTAGCACACAGGACGACATGTTTATACGTTTCTCTGTACAAGAAGATATAAATACATACACACCAACATCTACAAACACAGCCGGAACTCTTAGATTACAAGACGGCACAAAGATTGTTGGGGCATTGAAAGCAAAAGAAAGTATTTTAGTGTTCACAGATAATGCTCTGTACACGATGAAATATATAGGATCACCTTTTTACTTTAACCTAGAACAGGTAGGCACAAACTGTGGTCTTATTGGTCGTAATGCAGCTGTTGAGGTTGATGGTGTTGCATATTGGATGAGTTCAAAAGGTTTTCTGTTGTATGATGGAACTGTGAAAACACTGGCTTGTGCTGTAGAGGATGAGGTTTTTGACAACTTAGATACAACGAAAGGTCAACAAATAGCAGCGGGACTAAATAATCTATTTTCTGAAATAATATGGTGGTATCCTACCAATAGTGATTTTAATAATAGAGCTGTGTCATACAATTACGCAGAGTCGACAGGTGTTGCTGGTGGAGTTTGGGCGTTATCTACAGAGGCAAGAAGTTCGTGGATGGATGCAAAGATATATGAAAGACCATATGCAACTAAGTTTGATACATCAGGCACAGGCACGTTTCCTACAATATTAGGTCAAAGTGGTCTTGGACAAACAAAATACTTTCAACATGAAATAGGCACAGACCAAGTTAACGAAGATGGCTCTGTTACAAAAGTGACCTCCAACTTACAATCGTACGATCTTGATTTACAAACACAAGCGGGTGCTGGAGATTTGTTTGTATCTGTTAGCAGATTTATTCCTGACTTTAAAACATTGAATGGCAATTCAGACGTAACACTGTCTGTAAAAAGATTTCCGTCACAGACAGAAACAGCATCAACTAATAGTCCTTTTACAATAGACTCTACAACTACAAAGAAAGATACAAGAGCTAGAGGTCGATATGTAAATGTAAAAATAGAAAACAAAAACGAGAATGAGTCTTGGAGATACGGAACACTGATGTTAGACGTAAGACCGGATGGAGCTAGATAATGTCAAGATTAAATGTTAGATTACCAGAACCAAAAGAAGATTATGAGGTTACTACACAAAGACAAATCAACAGAGCTGTAGCCGGTTTGGTTGAACAATTAAATACAACATACCAACAAGTCTTAAAAGATGAACAAGAGCAGGAGGCTTTTTTTCTTTCATAATGTCAAATAGTTTTAAAAATTCAAAAGTAGATCTTACAACCACTGACAACACGGTTCTGTATACTGTGCCAGCAGAAAGCACGGCTATTGTAAAGTCCATACTTGTATCGAATGATGATGCTAGTAACGCGTGTGAGATAACCGTAACACTGTTAAACACAGGTAATACTGTGTTTAGTCTGTTTAAACAAAAGGACATATCTGCTAAAACAACGGTAGAATTATTGACCAACCCTTTGGTCATGAATGAAGATGAAGAGTTGAAAGTGCAGGCTGAAAATGCAAATGATTTGCATGTCGTCTGCTCGTATTTAGAAATAAAAAGAGAGTTTCAGTAAGGAGGAACTATGGCATTTGAAGAACCAGGATCAGTAGCATACTTATACGAGGGCGATAAGAAAATAGCTCAAATAAAAGTTGACACTACTGTGGTATTAAAAAACCTAAAAACAGGCAAAGAATATGGATCTGACGCTGAGGGCGACGCTGATGTGGACGACCCAAATACAGAAACAAAGAGGGAAGATATATCAAGAAGTGTCTATATAAAAGTCGCTAAAATGCCTGCTGTTGGGGCAGAATCTTAGTTGCATTTTATGGTAAAAGACAGTAAATTGAACAAAAGCCTTATAACAAGCCTAGGCCACTTGCATCATTACAACATAGGAATATAAGGAATGCTTCATAAGAAAATAAAGAAATTTGTAAAAAAAGCCATACCAAAAGAAATAGCACCTTTTGTGCCTGCTGTTGCAGGTATGTTCCTGGGTCCAGCTGTATCTGGTATATTAGGTAATCTTGGTGCAGGTTTAGCTGCAAAAAGTGGAATTGGTTCACTTGTTGGAAAAGCACTAACAAACAAAATGGTGGCTGGAGGATTAGGTAGAGCGCTCGTTGATGTAGGTGCACAAGCTTTAACATCGGATCGTATATCTCCGGCATCAGCTTTATTGTCAGGTGGACTGGGTGCTTTGTCGGGTTATCAACCAAACGTTGTTGGTCCTGAAGGGCCACTTAAATTAACAGGTTTGCAAAAAGCAGGATTAAAACTTAGAGATCTTGGTAGAGTGGGTAATTTAGGAGAGGACTTTGATTTATTGTCTGCAGCTAAAATGGCAAACGTAGGTGGAACATTAAAAGCTGCTGATGATGAGTTAGCCGCACAGAAGGAACGCGCAAAGAACTTAGCCATGGAAAGTGAGGCTTTTAGAATAGGAGATAATGCAGAGAGAAGACAGTCTATTATATCCTCTATGTTGGCTGCAGGTTTTGATAGAAGAGAAGCTGAGGCAGCTGCTGCTGAAGAAGGATACGCAATGGGTGGTCGTGTTGGTTTTGATATGGGCGGTATGCCTGAAAGAGGCGGTGGTGCTAATGAAGAGGCCATGGCTGAGATGATGATGAATATGGAAAGTGATGAGTTTTATATTGACGGAGAAGGTAATTTAAGAAGAATACCTAGAAGACGACCTAGGATGAACACAAGACCTGGCATGAATGAAGATGCTATAGCTGATCAAATGTTTATGATGCAAATGAACGAAAGAATGGGCAGAAAAGATGGGGGCAAAGTTCCTGGATTACCAGCAGGTAGACAAGTGGATGCAAGAGAGGGAATGTTTATACCGATGGGTGGAGCAAAGAGAGCTGATGATGTGCCGGCAATGTTATCTGTAAACGAGTTCGTACTAAACGATGATGCGGTTGCAGGGCTTGGTAAATTAATGACAGGTAATCCTGACCCGAGGGCCGGGGCTCGTGCACTGTATAAAATACAAGATCAACTAGAGGCTATGGTATAATGACAAATCAAAACATAACGCAAACAAGTATTGTAAAACCACCTAGTTATGTGGAGGGTCCGGCCAAAGCCTTTTCACAAAGAATTACAGGTTTACTTGATCCGTCTAAAATACAAGTTGATCCGTCAAAGTTTCAAGAACAAGTTGCAGGTCTATCACCTCTACAACAACAAGCTGCACAAATGGCAGCAACACAAGCGGGACTCGGCACACTAAGCTTTGACCCATCAGGTGCAGTGTCAGGCGTTGGTCAAGGAACGGGGATCGCTGGTTTTCAACCTTTCTTATCTGCGGCAGCAGGCATGACCGGTCCACAAGCTGCGCAAACTTTCATGTCACCTTTTCAACAACAGGTGATTGATGCAACCAGGCAATCATTTCAAAGAGACAGAGCAGCAGGTAGACAAGCAATATCTGATGCTGCGATTCAAGCAGGTGCGTTTGGTGGTGGTCGAGCAGGTGTGGAAAGAGGTGTGTATGATGCAGAAACCACAGCAAGATTGGCTGAACTAGAAGCCGGTTTAAGACAAGAAGGACTTCAAGCTGCAAGAGACGAGGCGGCTAGACAGTTCGAGATGCAAACAGGTCTTGCAAGATTACAACCAGAACTAGCTGAAGGACTACAATCTGCACTGTCTGGTTTTGGAACAACATCACAAGTTCAACAACAACAAGTTCTTGATGCAGAACAGCTAAACAGACAAAGACAAGAAGAGGCATTTAGAAAACAATTACAAGATTTTTCTAGTTTATTTGCTACATTACAAGGGGGGCCAGGCGTCCAAACACAAGAGTTTGAACCAGCACCTACAAGACTACAAGGTATACTAGGAGCGGGAACAATGCTCGGTAGTGTTCTTGGTGGACTAGGGAGCATATTAGGACAATAATGAGTAGAACTTTAAAAAGACCAATGTTTAAAAGAGGCGGCACACCTAACACAGGTATTATGGATGGGTTTGGTGAAGATAGAGTTATGGCTCAAGATGGTTTAGCTCTAATGCCACAAGGTTTTACGGCTGCTGAAGATGAAGTCGTGCCTACAATGACACCAGCACCAACAGCAACGACACCTGTGTTTACAGAGGATCCAATAGTAAGAAGAGAATACGAAGACGAACCGGCATTCGGTCTGCAAGATTACATGTCCCTATTTAAATTAGGAGCAGGTATCGCTGGTGCTCCGGGTCGTGGATCGGGGCTTGGTGGAGTCCTAGCTGCATCATCAGAGCCACTACAACAATTTGCTGATGAGTTTGCAGCGAGCAGCGCGGCCAAAGCTGCAAGAAAACGTGAGTTTGAACAAAGAGAAGATGATAGAATAGACGCTGCTAGAAGAGAACAGAAAGGCAGAGAGTTTGAACAGTTCCAAGAAGATAAAGGTTTTGAAAGAGAACTAGAGTTACAAAAAGTAAAAACACAAGATGAGTTGAGAATTTTTGATGCAAGAGTTGCGTCCGGTATCGATAAAACAGATTATCAAAGAAAAGAAGAAGATAAAAACCGTATTTACAACGAAATGGTGAATGCAAAAAGTGAACAAGAATATAACAGATTAAAAGAACAATACGAAGCCTTATACCAAGACACTGTTGATGCAAGAAATAGTTTAAGGGAGCAGATATTAGACAATGATGAATTAATGGGTGATGCACAGGGCGGAATAGGTTTTAGAGGAGATGCTGCAAAATTAGTTGATGATCCAAAATATAAGGGTATGACCATCGAACAAATAGCAGGAGAGCTTGTCAATGACTATGTTGAAAAGACATTTAAAATTACAGTTCCTGATGCTCCTGAATTTCAAGAAATGACAGACGAACAAGAACAACCTGAAACGATTGATCAAAGACCTGGTGTGCAAGAGGGAGGAATGGTAGGACAACAAGAAGGTAAAGCTCCATTAACTTTTGAAGAACTGAGAGCTAGACTACCAAGAGAGGTTTCTGATGCTGTAGTTAGATTAATAACTCAAAGCGAAGCTGCTTTGCTTGACTTTGCACAAATAGAAACGCAAGAAGACATCGCAAGATTTAATGTAAAATATAATACGGATTTACAATTACCAGCACAGGTGGCTTAAGTGAGTAACGGTATAGGAGATTTAATAGCTGATACTGCAGTGGGTATGTTCAGTGGTGAACGTCGCCTTGACAATTTCATATCAAGAAGAGACAAAGAAAGAGAGCGAGAGCTAGCTGCAGCAAAAATAAAAGCTTTGGATCTTATGTCTCCAGCTTACAAAGCAAAATTAATGAAAGACCAAGGTGTCAGGGATCCACTGTACTTGGACATAGGATCTTCTTACGATCAATACTATAGAGCTTTTAAAGATGCAGATGATGCAGCTTTTGCAGATCAATTAACAAAAGGTTACAAAACACAAAATTTCATCGCAGGTGTAGGGAATGAACTAGCAGGCCTAGCAGCTTTAGCTGGTGTGCTGCCTGGTGTTACTATAGAAGGCATATACGAAAGTTTAAGAACACCTTATCAATATAATAAAAAATATTTTGGAGACTTATCAGAACAAGAAGACAGAGAGGTACAAAACTTTATAGAAAATAACGCAATATCTGTCCAAGGAGGTAGAGCCATCGTTCTTGTGCCAGAGATAGTAGCAAGTATTGCAACCATAAATCCAGCTCTTATTAGTAGAATAACAGGTCTTATGGGTAGACGTAACGCGGGGCAAACATTGTCCGCCGTTGAGCAAAGACAATTATTAGAAGATGTTCGTGAAGTAGAAGACTTTAAAATGAGAAATCCAAACATAGGATCAATTTCTAAAACAGGTGACTTTACAGATGTGCCAGACGTTAGGACGGCGCCAGAGGTGTCTAGAAACGTGCCTGGAATGGAGTTAATAGAAAATTTAAAAACTAGAACAGATAAACTTGGCAGACCTTTTACCAGCGAATATCTAGAAAAATCAAAATTATTAAGAGAACTTGATGAAAATAAATACATAGATCCAAGAACAAATAAACCTTTTACACCTGAAGACTGGTTAAATCCAAAGAAACCAGATGGAACACCTTACTCAAAAAGTTCTATTGGAACTGTAAGAAGTAAAATTAGACAAGGCCCAGGTTTTTTGGACAAAAAAGCAGCATATCAAAAAACATATATGGCTGAAAGAAAAGCAACTGAACCTGGTTTTCAAAAAAGATTTAATCAAGCTAAAAAACAAGAATACTATACAAGCGCCAGAAAACAAAAAAAGTCAGAGGTTCCGACTCCTGGAAAATCTGTATTACTAGAGGAGAGAAATAGACTATTGGGATACATGTCTGAGGCGGCTAGAAAACAGAAAAAATTTAAGGGTGAATTAGCAGATTATGAGGATGTTTATAGAAATAATAAATTTGTTGGAGTTAAAGATAATAAATTAGGAACAACTTTTTTTGAGGCAGGGTATAAGGGTAAGTTAAAAAGAAATGAAAAATTAATTAGTGATCATCCCGAAGCAACAAATATCATTGATTTAGTTGATACAGCCAAAAAATTTAAATACGGAAAATTAAACGCGGTTTTATCTAATTATTTTAACGATTTTAACAGACTACCAACACCGGCTGAATTATTTAATTTTTTGTCTGCTGATAGAAATTTTTTGGGTTATATGTCAAAAAAAAGAATGACACAAAATCCTTTAGAAATTCACCACATGTTGGGGACTAGATATGATCCAACTAGAAATGTTCAACTAACTCTTAGAGATAGAAACGACGCAGCTGGAAAAGTTTTTAGAAATTTTGTTGAGGGTAGAATAGATGAAAAAACGGCAATTAAACAAATAAAAGATTTAAACGTTAGAGTTAAACTACCTGGCGGTAAAGAGTTTGTTGGTGGTAAAGAGCTATCTTCTTTAAAAGCTTTAGCTGAGGCAAGAAAAAGATTAACTAGAATGGTTAATAAAGAAATTAAAGAAAACCCTAATTTTAAAGAAGAGTTTAAAAAATATTTTAACGAGGTTGTATATAAAAGACAAGAGTTTGCAGAGGGTGGTTCTGCAATAAAAATTAAAGATAGTTTACAAAAAGAGATTGATGAAAATAATAAAGCTTATGAAGAAGCAGAAAGACAGTTTTTTCAAGAGGGTAGATTTGTAGAAATACCAGAACAACTAACGGGCATATCTTTTGGGTTTAGTGGCATACGAGATGTTCAAGAGGACATTAAAGAATTGTATGCAGATGAACTTGAGGACATGAGAAAATATGCAGAACAAATAAACAGACCCATTGAGTTGAAAGCAGGAGAGGTATTAGAAGAAACTAGAAAGATCATGAACAAAGGTGAAAGACCTCTTGAAATAAGACCATTACAAGAGGGTATAAAAATAGTCACCGAAAACCCTTTATTAAGAAGAGCTCTCGCTGCTCCTTGGACTTTGGAGATAGCTGCATTAGATACAATAGAATCTATAAACAATTCGATTAGAGGTGAAGAAGGACAAATAGATTTTGAAAAACGTTATCCAAAACTATACGAGCTCGAACAAAAAATAAAATTAGGTGTTGGAAAAACACCCGACGACCAGGACTATGTATCTTTTATTGATGAAATAAACAGAGCTCAAGATAGAGGGTTAATGAATATTAGTTTTAATATTGTTGATCTTTTGTCTTTAATTCCTGATCTTGCTTTAAATACAGAGTACGGTAACAAAATAAAAGAAACATTTAATAAATATGATGAAGAAGAATTAATTGCAAAACCTGAGACTTTTCTTGGTGAGATTGGTGCGATAGGGGTAGAATTTGGTGTTCCCGCAACTCAAGTAACAAAAATTGTTAATGGTTTAAGAAGAGGTTTGGGCGCTCTTACAGGTAGAAATTTATTTGCCAGAACATCGTACAACATGAAAGGATTGGAAAAATACAAAACAGAAATATCAAACGTATTCAAAAGAGCAGGCACGGCAGCTGCGGTAGGCGGTGGAACAGGAATCGTGGCCGGTGGATACAACACCATATCACAACAATACAAAGATGATCCACTTTTACTAGATCAAACACTTGGTTACGACTATGAAGATACAACAGATCTAACAGGTAGAGATTTAGTTTTAGCTAATTTTAGAAACAGATTACGTTTTGGTGGAGAGGATGCTTTGATAGCAGGCATGTTCCCTCTACTTGGAGGGCCACTTTGGCAAGTTACAAAATATGGAGCTATAAAACCTGGTGTTGCAATAGGCTCTGCAGCTGTAAAAACAGTTGACACTCTTGCCATAAAACCTGTCACTTATTTAGCTTCTAAAGATCCTTTTGTTTTACCTGGCATAGCAAGAGGCACAAAAATATTCGCAGACTTTTTAGGTAAAGACGTGGTGACTAGAGCTGTAGTAACTGCTATGGGGGCAAGACCTGGTTTAATTAAAGAGCTACCAGATTACAAAGATTGGAGAATGTTTGAATTAACATCCGATGATCCACTACAAAGAAGTTTAAAAAAGTTTGATAACGTCTTATCTTTTTTCAGAGACGTTGGTAGAAACTCTGCAAACTCTTTTTTCTTAACAACAAAAACTGAAAGATCAATAAGAGCTAGATCAAGAGAGATAGAAAAGTATATTGAGTCTATTGAAAGAAAAGCGTACGACTTGGCTAATGGTTTTGCTGGTAGATATAAAACAGGTTTAACATCTCCTGCTGGAGAAAAATACATACTAGAACAAGTGTTAGAAGTTTTAAAAGGTAAACTTGATATTGATAGATTACCAGAAGAATTAATACCAATGGTAAAAGGTTTAGACGATTTAATAATAGAAATAAAAAAGAGATACAAAGACATACTACCAGAGGATGATGCTTTAAGAATTGCACTAACCAAAAATATAAAAGAATATATGCGTCAATCCTTTCAAGTGTTTAAAAACCCGCAGTACAAACCAGACAAAAAAGTTTACAACGATGCCGTTAGATTTATGGAAAATAGAATTAGAGCTAACGAATCATTAGTTATGGAGGCTTTGAAAAAAGGTGGTATACAAAAATACGCTCGTGATAGTGTTGATGATATATTACATACCACTAGAACAGAGGGCAGAGATCCGGTAGATCAGTTAAACAGAATATCACAAAACATTTTAAAGATGGATGATACTTTAGTTCAAACCGGAGAAGAACTACCAGACGTAATTAAAAAACTTCTTGGTGAAGAGGCTGGTTCTCTAAGAGAAGCTGTTTTAACAACTACCACAGATCTATTGACAATATCTTCACGAACTAAAATGTACGATGAATTAGCAGACTTACTAGTTGCAGAGGGTCGTTTATTTGATAGCGCAGACGCAGCCAGAGCTGCTCGTGTTTTTGATGCAGTGCCTGTGGTCC